TAATTTTTTCATATATATATTATATTTATTAAATAGTAAAAAAGCAAGAGAATTTATTAATAAGAAGAAAAATGAAATTACTTTGTACATGAAGTAATATATCACATATATGATGCATAAAATAGATATGTGAACTTTGTGTGAAAATTATAATAAAGGTATTGACATTTAAATAAAATGGGTATAAATTATTAGCAGTCACTAAACAAGAGTGCTAATAACCAAAGGAGGTAATGTAAAATGATTAAACCATTAGGTAGTAGAGTATTAATAAAAATGAAAGAAGGCGAAGAAAAAACAAAAAGTGGAATTATATTAGCAGGAAATGCTCAAGAAAAACCACAGATTGCCGAAGTAATAGAAGTAGGACCAGGAGAAAAAGTTGACGAAAAAATAGAGGAAGTTGTAGTAAAAAAGGGAGACAATGTAATTGTAAGTAAATATTCTGGCACAGAAGTAAAATATGAAGGTCAAGAATACATAATAGTAAAACAAGAAGATATATTAGCAATAGTAGAATAAAAAAGAAAGGAATGATAAAAAATGGCAAAGATTATTAGATTTGGAGAAGATGCAAGAAAATCTTTATTAGAAGGTGTTAATAAATTAGCTGATACAGTAAAAGTTACATTAGGACCAAAAGGAAGAAATGTAGTATTAGACAAGAGCTTTGGAGCTCCACTAATTACAAATGATGGTGTAACAATAGCAAAAGAAATAGAATTAGAAGACAAATTTGAAAATATGGGAGCTCGTTTAGTAAAAGAAGTTTCTACAAAAACAAATGATGTTGCAGGTGATGGAACTACAACTGCTACTGTTTTAGCTCAAAGTATGATCAAAGAAGGAGTAAAAAATGTAGCAGCAGGAGCAGACCCTATGGCTATAAAGAGAGGAATTGACAAAGCTGTTAACACTGCTGTTGAAGGATTAAGAGAAATTAGTTCAGAAGTTAACGGAAAAGAAGATATAGCAAGAGTTGCTAGTATATCTGCAAATAATGAAGAGGTAGGAAAACTAATTGCTGATGCAATGGAAAAAGTATCAAAAGATGGAGTTATTACAATAGAAGAATCAAAAACATCAAATACAGAATTAAATGTAGTAGAAGGTATGCAATTTGATAAAGGTTATGTTTCACCATATATGGTAACAGATACAGAAAAAATGGAAGCAGTTATAGATAATCCATATATTTTAATTACAGATAAAAAAATTAGTAATATTCAAGAAATTTTACCTTTATTAGAAAACTTAATGCAACAATCAGGAAAATTAGTAATAATTTGTGATGATATCGAAGGAGAAGCATTATCTACATTAGTATTAAACAAATTAAGAGGAGTTCTAAATGTTGTAGCCGTAAAAGCACCAGGATTTGGAGATAAAAGAAAGGCTATGCTTGAAGATATAAGCATATTAACAGGAGGAGAAGTTATTACATCAGACTTAGGACTAGAATTAAAAGATACTACAATAGAACAATTAGGTAGAGCAAAACAAGTAAAAGTACAAAAAGAAAATACAATTATAGTAGATGGATCAGGAGATAAAAAATTAATTGAAGAAAGAGTAAATCAAATAAAAACTCAAATTACTGAAACACAAAGTGAATATGACAAAGAACAATTACAAGAACGTTTGGCAAAAATTGCAGGAGGTGTTGCAGTAATAGGTGTTGGTGCAGCTACTGAAGTTGAAATGAAAGATAAAAAACTAAGAATTGAAGATGCTTTATCTGCTACAAAAGCAGCTGTTGAAGAAGGTATAGTTGCAGGTGGTGGAACAGCATTAATAAATGTAATTCCTAAAGTAGAAAAATTAATTTCTAATTTAGAAAATGGAGAAAAATTAGGAGCACAAATTGTACTTCAAGCTTTAGAGGAACCAGTAAAACAAATTGCAAGAAATAGTGGATTAGAGCCAGCTGTTATAGTTGACAAAGTAAAACAATCAAAAGTAGGGGTAGGATTTGATGCATCAAATGAGGAATATGTTGACATGAAAAAATCAGGAATTGTTGATCCTACAAAAGTAACAAGAAGTGCATTACAAAATGCAGCTTCAATAGCATCAATGGTACTTACAACAGAAAGTTTAGTTACAGATGTACCTGAAGAAAAAGGATGTAATTGTGGAGGACATTCAGATGCAATGCCAGCAGGAATGGATGGAATGTATTAATAAATTTGAATAATTGCATAAAATGTGTTAAAATATAAATACATAATTTACAACAGCAGGAGGTATAAGTATGTACAATAGAAAACAAGTTATTAGAAGAAAGCGGAGGTTATATGAAGCTGTAGATTGCCTAAATCACGGCATGAATACAAGAGAAATAGCTGAAGAGCTTGGAGTTTCATTAAGGACAGCTCAAAGAGATGTCAAATGCATACTTGATAACCAAGAAAAATAGACCACAAATGTGGTCTATTTTTCTTGATATTAATATAATAGTGTGTTAAAATCAAAACTAGTTAATAATAATAATATGCCAATATAGCTCAGTTGGTAGAGCAACGGATTCGTAATCACAAAGTCTAAAACGATAAAACACTTGATTATCAAGTGTTTTATTTGTTTTTGTTATTATTTTGACAACTAATTTGACAACTTATTAATGTAATCATTAATAAGTTCTTCGGCATTTTCACGTTGTTCATCTAGATGTGTATAGATGTTATAAACCATGTCAGCAGAAGAGTGTCCCATAAGCTCTTGCGCTTTTTTTATTTTAACACCAGCATAATATAGCATTGTACAGTAAGAATGTCTCAATTGATGACAAGTAAACTTTACTTCGTTTTCTCTGTTTTTGTTAATATCATATAAAAAACTTTCGAGATGTCTCTTGATTGCTGAGTCAGTCAACATTTTTTTGTCGCTTTCTTTTCTGAATAATAGATTGTCGTTAGAATTATTTACTAGATTTACAACAATATCATAAACTATATCTAATATTGGTATTTTTCTAGACTTTTTGTTTTTAGTTTTTTTAACAACTGGTTGATTGTGTACAAATGTAACAGCCTTGTTAATTGATATAGTTTTATTTTGTAAATCTATATCATCAAGTGTTAAAGGTACAATTTCTTCTTTTCTCATACCAGTATAACGCATTAAAATAAAAAATGAAGCATATTTACTTTTACTATTAATAAGTAATTGGTCTTCTTCTAAAGAAAGAGGGAAACGTTCTTTTTTGATTACCTTTGGGGCTTTAATATTTTGTGCTACATTTTTTATAACAATATCATTATCTACAGCATCATTTAGTATTCTTTTTATAAGTTGTAAAGTTTTCTTTGCGGTAGTTGGAATATGTTCCATATCTTTCAATAATTCTTTTATATCATATATTTTTATGTCTTTTATTTTTTTATATCCTAATCTAGGAATAATATAAGAATTAATAAGTGTTTTATACTCATCAATAGTTCTAATTTCTTTTCCAGCAGAATTAAGGTGTAACCATTTTTCAGCAAAATCTTTAAATTTAATATTATTGTCATCTATAAAACCTGTATATGACATATGCATAGTTTCTATATATTGTTTTTCTAAATCATCTGGATTATTGGAATATAAGTATATAGGTTTACCATTTATAGTAACTTTTTTCATTAGTCTGCCATCTTTTCTAGTAGTATAAGTAAACATTAAAACACCTCTCCATATTTATTTATATAAAAGTTTATCGCATTTTGCATATATTCGATTGTAACTTCAAAATATTCTGAAAGAGTATAAAGATTGTCTATTCCGATTTTTAATAGCTAATTTTAGCTTTTCAAAAGGAATTAGCATATTATAAGAATATTTCTTAGCACGATATTCTTGCTTATTAATAAAAGATATATCAGAATTAAATTTATATGTCGCATCATAATAATAATGGCCGTAATTCTTCTGCAAGAATTTCCTTTTTTTCGATAGAAGAATATAATTTTGAATTATCATATAATATTATATTTAGCTTATTGTAATTCACATATGCTCCTGAAGTATCTTCTAAATAAGTATCTATTAAATTAATATTTTCTCTATTTATTAAATTTTCAATATATTCTAAGTCCATTTTTACTCCTAAACTTGTTTATTTTCATCATCTTTTTCTTGTTTAGTTAATAATGCTTCTATTGTATTTTTAATTATCATTTTATTTGTTTCATTTAACCCTTTTATTCCGTTAGCAAAAGCAACGTCTACTTCGTCAAAGTCTATTTTTTCTGGATTTCGTATATCAGATTTACCCAAAAGATAGTCAATAGATACATTAAAAAAATCAGAAAGAATTGCTAAAGTTTCAGTTCCCATATCTCTTTCCCCAGTTTCATAAAAACCAACAGTTCTTTCACTCTTGCTTATTATCTTAGCTATATCAGATTGTAATAAACCTTTTTCAAGTCTTAATTGTCTTAATCTATTCAATTTAATCATCCTTTCAAATTATATAAGTATATTATATAACAAATTGTACGACAAGTAAACAAAAAAAGAACAATTTGTGCATTTTTCTTTACTAGAGCTTCAACGGATTTAAAGAAATGTAAAAATTTTTTTAAAAAAACTATTGACAAAGAACATATAGTACTATATAATGCAAACAACAAACGAACAATAAGTACGAAAGGAGGATAAAATGAAACAAGTTACATTTAAAGATTTAAGAATAAAAAATAAATTAACACAAGAACAACTTGCTAAAAAATCGGGGTTTTCTAAGGACTATATATCAATGATAGAAAGAGGAGAAAGAAATCCTAGTGATAAAGCAAAAGCAATATTTTCAGAAATATTTAGAGTACCTATTGTACAAATTTTTTTAGCATTACAACGTACAATAAGTACGACAAAAACAAAATAAAAATATTGCAAAAAAACACTTGACAAATAAAAGTTACGTTTTTATCAAATAAAAAGAATAAATATAAGATAGAGACAAATAAGACAAAAGGAGGCGATATAAAATGCCATATACAAGATTACAAGAAAAAGCGAGAACAAAATACATAACAGTTAAACAATTTCAAGAGCAATTTAGTATAAGTAAAGCACAGGCATATAAGATTTTAGCTAGACCTGAAATGGAAGAAGCAAAAATAAAAGTAGGAGAAAAAGCTATAAGAATTAATTTAGATAGAGCATTTGAAATTATGCAACAGATATTTTAGAAAGGAAGTGAAACAAATGAAAAAACTAAACAAAAACAAAATATACGCATTTATAGGACAAGCTACAATAGTAATTTTATTTAATGCGGGAATGACAGCAATGTTTGTAGCAGGATTTTTACAAAATACGATTTATTAGGAGGAGAAAAGATGTTAGCAACAGTTGTAGTAATTATAGGTGCAATTTTAGCAATTATATTTTGGTACAAAAAAATAAACCCAGAGACAAGCTGGATTTATGTAATGTATGTAATAAGTATAGTGATTATTTATTTAATTGTTGTGACAAGTCTTTAACGATAGTGTCAACAACTTTTCTATAATTATCTATATCTAATTTATCCTTATAAGTTTTTAAGTCTTCGAAATATGTATCATTAACATCTTTAAAGTAAACATATAGATTATTTTTAGCAATATTATATTTAATCATGTCTGTATAAGTAGAATCAAGATAAAATAAGAGACTTTCTGAAATAAAAGTGCTTAAAGCTTCGCGTTGATAAGGATATAAAAGTTCGAGTTTTTTAGATTTATATTTAGATATATTATCGATTATAGAAACAATAGCAGGAGAAAATATAGCAGCTAAAGCAATTATTGCCATAATCCAATTTGGGTCCATATAATACACCTCACTTTCGAGGATATTATACAAAATTTAACAAAAAATGTAAATAGAAAGGAGATGAAAGAGATGTTCAGAAAAACAAAAGAATTACAAGGTTTAGTAAATTCAAGTAGAACTTCGTTAAAAGAAGCAGAAAGTAGAATAAAAAACAGAAATATCGTTATAGCAGACTTACAAAGCAAAAACGAAGAATTAACAAAAGAAAACATAGCAGTACACGAAGAAAACAAAGAACTAAGATTTGAGAATGAAGAACAAGCAGATTTAATAAAAAGAATTAGTAATTTAGTTAGTTTAAACAAATACAACAATGAAAAAGTATTTTTAAACAAAATAAAAGAACTAGTTAGCGACTACCAATCATTAAACTAGTTCAACAAAAAATAAATTCATATATAAATTCATCTGTATTTATATGTTAACACATAAAAGCACAGATGTCAAAAGGAGAATTATGGAAGATTACATAGAAAACGATGAAGAAGGAAATATATTCGAATTAATAGCAGAAGAATGCTATTACGATGATTTAAGGGAGGAAGAATAATGCAAAATTTAATAATTATAAAACAATTACCTCAAATAGAGGAACATTTAAAAGAATTATCAATAAAAGTTGAGCAAAAAGTGGAAAATGCTAAATCTTTAATATGCACAGAGGAAAATGTAAAAACAATTAAAGAAGTTAGAGCAGATTTAAATAAAGAGTTTAAGGAAGTAGAAAAACAAAAAAAAGCAGTAAAAGAGCAAGTGTTAGCACCATATATGCAATTTGAAGAAGTATATAAACAATATATATCTGACAAATATAAAAGTGCTGACATTGATTTAAAACAAAAAGTAGATAGTGTTGAAAGTGAATTAAAAACAAAAAAAGAACAGGAAGTAAAAGATTATTTTGAAGAATATAAAACAGCTAATAATATTGATTTTATTACATA